ATGGCTCTAATACTTCAACGGTTCCGTTTATTACCCCTTGAAAAACAATCATTGCCCTATTAAAAATATCTTGGGTTTTTTGGTTTGACATTAAACCCTGAGCCAACAAATCTAAACCCTTAATGGCAGCACCAACGGCAAACCCACCCTTAATAGATGTACCAAGTTTTTTAAATGATGTTTCGCCTTTCTTAGCCGCTTTGCTCGATTCCTCGATTCCATCAGCGGCCTTACCACCCGCTTTTTTTACGTCGTTTAATTTATCGGCTAAATTATCGACAACTTTGGCACTGCCAGTATCATCGATATCAATTGTGAATTTTATTTTTTCGGCCATTGTTGTAGTCTTTTAAAATAGGTTAATACATCCGCCCAATTGCGTTTAATTTTATTTTTACCCTTAGCGATTTCCACCCTTTGGGATACTCCACGCCATTCATCGGCTTGGACTAATTTTATTATTTCACCTATCATATTTTTTCTAATCTTAATTTGCAATACACCACTTCAATAGTAACGGCGTGATTTTCTAAACAAGCAAACTTAACTTCGATAATTGAACCCTCCGTCAAATCAAAAACCTCGCTTATTGAGGCAGTAACGGCCCGTTTTTCTAAATCTGCGTATGCCGATGTTATTAATCCGTTTATGGTAATTGAATAAGCCACAATGTGATTACTTGGATAAACTACCGAAACCTCCGCCGTTGCTTTATACCTCGCCGATGCGTTAATGGTTACGCTTCCCGAAGCATTGGTAAAATAGTAAGTGTTACCCAAACTTTGAACCGTGTTTAAGCCAACTTTAATATACGAATTATCGGTAGGGGTTACGATGGTCACGGGTGCATCATTAAACACAACCGCCACACTTCGGTCCTTTACTAACTCGTTAACGATATCCCGCACTTTTTGCATATTGGTTTGACCAAATGTTTTTTGCCCCAATACGGTTACACCCGTGCCACCACCAAATTGTGGTTTTGAATTGGTTACACCACGCCCAACGGCATCGCCGTTTAAGGTTGTCAGACCATCGGTATTGGTTGCCCCGTTAGTCCAACCCGTATTATTACCCGAACTCGTATAAGTCTGCACGTTTATATTTGGGTAACTAATTAGTACTAATTCGGCCCGTTCGTTTAAAATGTCGTATTGGATATTTTGGATTTTGTAAAGGTTACCAGATACTGAAATCGTGTCGTTCATTTCCAACTGCAACCATTCATTCACGGGTAAAACCGAACTAAAATAAACGATTCGGCTTTTGCTCGACATAACCCTACTTAGGTAACTGCGGAAAAATTCAACATACAAAGTATTGGTGGGTGCGTTACCGCTAATCGTGGCCTCCATTCCAAACGCCAAACTATTCGTGGCCGATGTGGTCGGGAAATCTTGATAAGATGAAATAAGCGGATAACTGAATTGGTCTATGCCTTCCAATTGGTAGGTATCTACCGCAATGGTTCTGCGCTCAACAAAATACGCCAAATACAAATCCGCTTTCACTGGCTTAAAATCCCCATCTAATAAAACGGGTATTTGTAATTCGGTATCCCTTACAACAACATTTTTTAAGTCCTTTTCCCGAATCAGCGATGGCACCAATAAAGTAAACGGCGATTCTATTTCCAATGCCTCATCGGCAAAGTCTACTTCGGGCGATGCCTTTACGCTTCCGAATGCCTGATTGTTTATGCTCGTATACTGCACGTTTGCGATGTCCTCGGCTTCGGCGTGGCTCATTGATATTTGCTTTGGAATAGGAACTTTTTCGTGCTTGATATCTACCATATCAATATAGCGAGTCCAATCCTTTTTAACACCCAATGCATAGTAATCGTCAATATTATGCAATGCAAATTCAGTTGAACCCACGGGAATTAAAACGGCGTTAAAGGTTTTTAAAAAGCCATTAATAAAATCCGATACTTTGATTGGTGGCATAACAACCTCAAAGTTTAAGGTGCTGCCATTGATGCCGTAAGGCACTTGTGTAATTTGGAAATTTATCGATGCAAATACCGTAACGCCACGGGTTTGTTGTTGGATAGTTAATGTATCGCCTTTGTTTAAATTTACGATTACGGTTCCCGTAAACGCCCCCGTTGCACCAACTGAACCAAATTGCGTAAGTCCGCCGTTCGTAATGACTTTGAAAAATGTTGCCCCCGTTCTTGCGCTTACGCTTCCTGAAAGTTGAACCGTGTAAGTGCCAGTGTAAGGCACGGTATAAATTCCCGTTGTGCTATTGTATAAACTTAATGGGTCGGATGTAACCGTTGGAAATATAATTTTTACGTTACCCGTTACGGATGGCGTTGTATAACTTGTAATACTTACGTTTATTTTAGCATCTTCGTTATTGGTGTTTTGAATTGGCCCCGCTCCGTTCATAGGGATGACAAAAAGGTCGGTGAAATTATCTCGGTCAAAAAGCGAACCGCTCAGGGTGTAACCGATATCCAAAAAACAAGCCTTTACCATTTCGCTTAAAAGCAAAGCGGGTCTAAGGTCATTTATTGCCAAGCCGCCTTGGTACAAATTATTGTCGATTACGGGTACCTTGCAATAACTCAAACCGATATGCCAATCTGCAACGGGATAAAGCACTTTCCCACTTAGTAAAGTTCCGAACCACGAATCAATGACATTTGAATAATTGACCGTGTGATTGTATGCGGTCCAATCCACCATTGGCAAAGTCTTTTCACCAAAATCCGCTATTGCCGTTTTGCCTTGGCCGTAAAATATTAAATTGTATTGGCGTGGCAATCCGTTTTTATACTCCACCCCCGTTAGTTCAACGCACCCGTTGAAAATTGGAATAGAGTGAATGTAAATAATCGCATCTAATTTAACGTAAGCATTCCAACCGCTAAGAACCGAATTTTCATCAAAGTAATTATCGAATATTGGGTCGTTTACGGATGTGCTTGGTATGTTGAATTGTTGGGTAAAATCGGTACGGGCTTGGGTGGTTAAAAAATCTTTTATAGCCCTTGTAAGTTGTATCGTTTCATCGCTAAACAAATCCACAACCTTACCATCAATAACAAGTGAAAACCTCATCGTACAACTTTATTTATTAAGGGTGAATTTACTTCCACGTTAATCGTGTAGTCAATCAATTTATCGTTTGTCCGTGTCTTAAATCCAATAGAGGCATCGGTAATGGTTGCGCTTTTAATTGCTCCGTCTTGCAATAAAATGTTATCGCTCAAATACATTTGTTGAACCGAATCATTATCGTCTTCGGGGATGTAATTTGAATTTAAAGTATATTTTTCTTTGGCGTTTACCAAGTAAGGTGTGTTTATTTGGTATCCGTAGGTCCAACGTGCGCTCATATCGGTTTGAGCAAACATTGCCCTTTGAAATGTCTCACGGGTTACGTCTATTTGGGTTCGATGTAAGGCGTTAAATACATACGATTCGTAAACACCCCATCGGTTTAAAAAATGCAAAGGGATTAAGCCATATCTATTTTGGCAAGGTCGTTCGATTGCAAAGGCAAATTGAGTAACTCCCGCAGTGACTAACAAGGTCGCATCGCCACTTACCCCCGCATTGGTGTAAAGTTGCACCAAGTCCACCCCTTGTATCCGTGTAGCCGTTCCCGTTACCGTATTTGGGGTAACCGCCGTAACGTCAATTTCCAATTCAGTAACCACGTTGGCATCAAACCAAACGTAATAACTTGGTGTGCCTATCGGTATAATAAATTTAGTTTTTGAGGTAAGCAATCCCGTAGTGACCAAAGGGTCGTTAAAACCATCGGCCATATATGTGTACCCATTTGTAGCCAAAACTACATTGGAGGTAATTAAAGAGGTCGAACCACCCGTATAAAAGCCTTGAACCTTAACGGCACAATTTACCGCCCCGCCGTTCACGTTTACCTTGTATCCCGAAGCCGTAAAAAAATCGTTAGTCAAATATTGCTGAACAATTTTATGGATATCGACAAATGCCCGACCACTTGCAAAAGTATCAGGAACTCGCTCAATAGTCGCAATGGGTGAGGCGGGTATGGTCGTGGTTCCAGTCCATACAAATACTTGAACTTTATATTGAAAGTTAGCCGATGCAAAAAGGGCATCAAAGAATTGGTAAATTATAGGGCTATTGGCCCCCACTACTCCACTGGGTTGTACGTTAAAATTCATCGGTTTGCTATTGAATTGGTTATATCTTGCCTTATGGCATCTTTAATAGGTTGGGTGTATTTGTCTAAGGTGTATCGCCGTGGCATTTTTACAAAGTCGAACGGCTCAATACCAAAGTGTTTTATTTTACGATTCATCATAAAAAACATAGCCTTGCGATTTGATTCGGTGTTCTTTATAAATTGCCCCGACTTAGGGTCCTTGGGTCTAAGGTTACGCATCTTCCCCCACTCCCTTAGTGTGCTTGGTGGGATTCCTTTGCCACCTTTATTTTTACCAAACGGTTGGCGGCCGTTTATTAACATTTGGCCGTATGAATCAAACTCAATTCCAAATTCTAAGCCATCGGCAACGGGTTGGATGCTTCGCACTAAATTTCCCGAAGCAACATAGTTAGCCCTTATCTTTTGCTTGGTTACGCTTGTTGGCTCCCACGATGAACCGACCTTTTTCCAACTGGCTCGGATAGCCGTGCGGGTATGCTTGGCTTGTAAAGTCAATTGGGCGGCCTTAGCCATAAAATTGGCGGCATCCTGAACAACGATAGCGGTTAATTTATACTTCATTATAGCAATCTATAACGGTTGGGGCTTTGCCCTCTATTGTTAAGGTAATTGTGTAACCCGCTAACACATCGGCCTCGGCATCAATAAACGGGTTAAACGTCAAAGGGTAAACGATATTTACATCTTCAGCGTATTGCAACCGCTTTTCCCGTACCTTTAAATTAAATAAAACGTAAAGTTCTTGCAAAACGTGAGCGTAATTCGTATTCTCGGTGTATCCTATTTCCGAATAAAGAACAACGGGATTCAATCCTTCGTTTTCGGTCTTCAGAAAATTCACAAGGTCCGCAATTATGATATTTACCGAATATGTGGCGATTTGTTCTTGAACGGTTATGTTATTTATGGTGACGTGTTGCAATGGATATACGTTCACGGCCTTAAATGACTTCTCGGTCATATTTCCGTGGCTATAATTCCAACCTAATTCATCGGCAATCTCTTTAAGTATGGCGAATATTCCGCCTAAATTATCTTTACTCATCGTTTTTTATTAATAATTTGTCGCTCAAGTTCAGCCATATCGCTTTTGTAAGCACCCCACACGAAAGAGGTATGAATGGGAAGTTGACTAACTTGTCTAAATTTTGTAACATCGCCTCCAGTGAGTAATTGTATGAACCCCATCCAACCCCATTTTTTTGAGAATTGGTTTTCATCAGCACTTCCTTCTTTTGTTCCAAAGATTTCAGGGTATAGGCCAATAAGTCGATTCCTAAACGCCAAAAAAAAAGCAGCGCACCGAACGCAACGTCACTCGGCATATCTTTAAAAGCATCGTTTACCTCGCCTTTATACGGGGCGATAAGGTAGCGTTTGCCTTGGCCTTCCTTTATGATAGGGCGATATAAAACGCTTAAAACTTTGTAAGTGTCTTTGGGTTCTTTTTGGTAGTTTTCAATATCTATAAACTCGCCCGTGGTGATATCATCAATATTCGGGATAAATCCGTATTTCACGCCCTTGTGTTCAAACGTCGTTTGAAGTTCGGGGGTTTCGTTTAAGAATTTAGAGATATGTTCTACGGCCTTATTTAATACCTTTAACGGCAAACGTGCGGTTTCTGAATTGGTAAGCCCTAAAAAAATACTTACGGCTTTTATACCCCGTTCCGTTTCCTCTTGATGGGGCAGTGAATTATATTCCACCATTTGATAAAGCGGCACTTCGCTCAGGTGGGTTGGTATCGTTATTTCCATACTTAAATAACGCCAATAAAAGCAAATGTTTTAACGCACGTCGTATTGACCGAAATTACGCTTAATCCCAATGGCTTCCATTTCGTGGTATCTGAACGCATCAAGTGCGTGGTCCACTCCAATGGGTCGATTCATAGTGTTGCCGCTTTTGTCCTTATCCCAAATGTACCCACGCAGTTCTTTGATTAAGTCGGTGCTTCGCTTAGTGATAAAATAGGCTTGCTCTTGCATAACCTGAATACCGTAGTTTATCGAGTCCTTACCTTTTGTCACCCCTCGGATTGTTTTGCCGTAACGCCTGATTTCCTCTATGCTTTTTGGCTCCGCAGAATCAGCGTAACAAATTACCCCGCTTTCAATGTGCTTGGCGATTTCCCCATTCATCATACCAGTGCGGTAAAGTATTTGGTCGATGTATCTTTGCCCATTAAATAAGTAAATTCCAACCAAGGCGGTCGGGTCGTTGCTATATCCAAAATCTAAGCCGTAGCCGATTAACTTTGCCTCATCGGGTATAGAGTCCACAAGTTGGTAATTACTGAATACAACGCCCTCCAAATTGCCTATTTCACCCAAGCCGTAAACTCTATGCCAATTCCGCCAATATTCAGACGTTTTGCCCTTTTGTTCTGCCTTTAAAATAAACTCAACGGATTTAAGTGGGGCGGCTTCATTGTCTTTGTAGGTTAAAATTATAAAATCAACGTCATCATCGTGTATAACCTCATTGTGAAACCAAAATTCCGTTGTTGGATTCCAATCTAAAAAAATAGATTGTTTGGTTCGCATTGCCAATTCCGTGTAGGAATTAAAATCTATGTTGTTACACTCATTAATATACAACCTATCCCGCCGTGCGCCTCTTAATTTGGCACTATTATCCGCACTAAAAAATTCAATAAACGATTCGTTTGAAAATGTATACTTAAAATCACTTGCGTTCCAATTGGATTCATTCCAACGGTTCGTTTCCTTCATTATCTTTTTAAAATCCCTAATCGCCCCACGCTTTAAATGAGGTATCGACTCGGCAACAATAGAGGTTTCCGTGCTTGGGTTTCTAATTGCGTAGTTTATCTCAATGGGTATTATCCCATAAGTTTTCCCCGCACTGGAACCACCCTGAACGCCCTTAACAAATTTGTTAAGTTTTAAAAGTTTGTTTATTGCCGTGGTCCGTATAAACATATCGCTAATGCCTTGGCCTCCTCAAATGTTTTTATCCTTGGTCCGTGCTTATAAACCCGATAGTCGTTTCTTGATTTGTCATAATAGACGTATGGGTATTTACTTTTATATTCTTTGTTAGTATTGCGAAAAGTTAGGTTTTCGGAATTTGTAACGTACCGCAAGTTTTCCAAATTATTGTTGTGCTTATCCCCATCAATGTGGTCCACATACAAGTCGCTTTCGTGCAAAAATGTTTTTAACACCAACCTATGAATAGAATAAGTTTTGGCATTCCCATCTTTATCGTGCAATCCTACTTTTCTATATCCGTGGTCGGGCGTTGAGCGTTTTATTTTTTCGGGTATGGTTCGCTTTCTATTATCGCTGCGCATAATTACCCGCTTTAAAGACTTGACATTGCCAAAGTTTGAAATTTGGTAAATGCCCTCATACCCTTTTATGTCTTTGAATACTTCCATTTATCAAAGATACCATAAACATTCTTTTTATCCAAGTTCAGATATCAACCTATTTAAGTACCATTGCGCCTTGCGTAAATCTTCCAACCCATTTTTTCGGTCGTACCTCCAAAGATATTTTTGCACGTTCCCTTTCAAGTAACCTAAAAATTGTTGCGTTGGCATACTGGCTTTAATTGCCTCAATGCACTCAACTTCCCCTTGATAATGCGATGGCTCAATATTATTCATTGGTTGGTTCTTCGGGGAATAGTGGTTGTTCAATAATGGTATTTTCAATTTGTTGCATCGGCATTCCAAATGTCGAATCCATTAATTGTTTATAGGCCGCCACGTCACCCTTTCGGGCTTTGTGTATCATTGCTAAGGTTATTAGGTCCTCTTGGCTTAAATTCTCATCAATGCCAGTTATTGGGTTCTTTGCGTTCTGCATTGTTTCCAACCATTTCCGCGCAATGGTGCTTCGGTTCTTGGTTCCTTTAGGCTTACCATTCGGATTCCGAATTTCGCCTTTTTGTGGTGGTATTATGTTTTCAGGGTTTGCCATAATTCTCAAATCATTATCAAATCATTTTAAGCAGTTCCATCCGCTTTTGGTTTATCGTATCAATGTTATGGTGTTCTTTGCAGTATTCAAAATTCTTTTGCCCTTGCTCCTTTAATTTTTTACTTTCAATCATCTCGCCAACGGCGGAAATCCAATTATTATTTTTTACAAAGGTTACCCCCTCATTTTCAGCGTGGTTGGTGTACGGCTCCACGTCACTCACGGCAATGGGTAATTTGTAAGCGGCGGCCTCAACTATCTTCAATTCGCTTTTGTGTCGGTTAAAATTGGTCTTGG